GTGTATTTGAACATAAAGAGATGAAATATCCTTGGTTTGCACCTAAAATGCAAGTCTTTGAATCAGGAGATGTTCAAGATATGTGTGGAGAAGACGTTTCTTTCTGTTTAGATGCAAAAGAAGCAGGCATGGAAATATGGATTGATCCAAAAATCCGTGTTGGTCACGAAAAAACGAGGATTATTTAAGATGGCAGACGGAGAAGTAAGGTATAAGGTCGTAGAATTAGGCACATCAGGCTGGTGTGTCAACGACCCCACCCAAGATGTAGGTCTTGATAAAGAATCTGCAAGGGCAAGATTGAACTTTTACATGTCAGAGGGTATTTCTCCTGACAGATTAAGAGCTCAGATCGATAAATAAAAAGAAAAAGGTTAAAGATGGCAGATTCAGATCCAAAATTAGCTCCCCATAACGTAGAAAGTGCTGGATTCGGTAGTGGAAGTGTTAAAGGACAGTATGATGTGAGCGCTCAAGCACGCAAAAAAGCTGCGGCAAACACAAATGACAAACAATCTCCACTAGCTGCTGGATAAAAAACTTCTAAAAATAAACAAAGACCCTTCAAAAGGGTCTTTTTTTGTGTCTAAATAGAATTTGAATAGTATATTTGTCCATAATGAAACTAAAAAATACGCCATTTGGCGGTTTTAAAGATGGTTTTATAGAAAAACCAGAAGAAGATGAGACAATTCTGCGTGAAGTTGTTGGCGATGACGCCAATGATAAGAAAAGAAAACAGAATTTAAGTGAATAATGGCAAAAGTTGACAGACCACTCGTTAATAGAACTCCATTTAGGGATATTAGTCTATCATTTAGTCGCCATCCTGTCACAAATGACATTGGCGTCTTCGTAAATGAGGATGCGATAAAGAGATCTGTCACAAATTTAGTAAGGACAAGAGTAGGCGAGAGGTTTTATCAGAAATTATTAGGTAGTCCTCTTGAAGATACCTTATTTGAACAGCAAGATCCAGACGTTGCTCAGGTTTTAGAGGATGATATTAAACTTTTATTGGATAACTACGAACCTAGAATCGCTAATTGTACAGTAACAGTGCTTTTTCCACTTGATACTAACCAATTAATTTGTAATCTTACCTACGATATCGTTGGGATGCAGTTCCCACAGCAAAATATAGAATTTATTCTCCAATCGACTAGAGCATAATGTCATTTAACCAGTTTACAAACCTAGATTTCGCTGATCTTAGGGCTCAAATTAAAGATTACCTTCGAGTAAACAGTGATTTTGCTGATTTTGACTTTGAAGGATCTAACTTTTCTACTCTAATTGATCTTTTAGCGTATAATTCCTACATTACTGCTTACAATACGAACATGGCAGTCAATGAGTGCTTCCTAGACAGTGCTACATTGCGTGAAAATGTGGTTTCATTAGCTAGAAACATTGGTTATGTCCCAAGATCTTCTAGATCTGCACAAGCTGTAGTCGATTTTACTGTAGATTTAGGAACTAATGACACAAAAATCTTAACTTTGAAGGCAGGACAGGTAGCATTAGGTAATCAGACTGCAAGTAATTACATATTTTCAATTCCAGACGACTTTGTAGCTACAACAGACGATAATAATACTGCGACTTTTAGTAATTTAAGAATTTACGAAGGAATTTACCTTCAAAAATCATTTGAGATAGATTATTCTCAACCAAATCAAAGATATATTCTTCCAAACGCAAATATTGACACAACTTCTATCCGTGTTACTGTATCTTCGTCAACAGATGAGATTTATTCTCTCTATAATAACATTTTAAGAGTAGATGCTGACTCTAAATTGTTCTTAATACAAGAAATTGAAGATGAACAGTATGAAATTTTATTTGGAGACGGAATTATTGGTAAAAAACCTCCAGCTGGAGCTATTGTAACTGTAACTTACATTGTTACTAACGGAAGAGCTGGAAATGGAGCTCGAAATTTTTCATTTGTTGGTATTTTGAAGGATGATACTGATACAACAATTTCATTAGGGATATCAAGATTAAAAACAACTCAAAAATCCGAGTTGGGAGATAATGTCGAGGATGTTAGTTCAATTAAATTCCTTGCACCTCGTATATACTCCTCACAATACCGTGCCGTGACCGCAAACGACTATACAGGTATAATTCCATTCGTATATCCTAACGTTGAGTCTGTGACCGCCTACGGTGGGGAAGAACTAGATCCTCCTGAGTTTGGAAAAGTGTTTATTTCGATAAAACCGAAGAATGGTTCTTTCCTTTCACAAATTACAAAGGATGATATATCAAGACAATTAAAACAATACTCAATTGCTGGCATCAAACCAGAAATTATTGATCTTAAGTATCTTTATGTTGAAGTTGATACATCAGTTTACTATAATACCAACTCGACATCAGATCCATCTGAATTGATCAGTAGTGTTACAAAAACTTTGACATCATACTCCAATTCGGCCGATATTAATGCTTTTGGTGGTAGATTCAAGTATAGTAAAATTGTAGGATTGATAGATGACTCTGCTAGGGGTGTTACTTCCAACATTACTAAAGTTAAGATGAGACGTAATATAACTCCTGAGATCAATACCTTTGCAACTTATGAACTTTGCTACGGAAATGCTTTTTATGACCAACCAAACGGATATGGCATACGATCCAGCGGATTTACAGTCAGTGGTATTGACGGAACTTTGTATATGGGTGACATTCCTACTGCTGGGACGACTGTTGGAAAAATAGTTTTCTTTAAACTTGTAAATAACCTTCCACTAATCGTTAAGAATGACGCTGGGACTGTAGATTACATTCATGGGGAGATTAATTTAGATGTGGTAAATATAACAGGTGCAATGTTAGAAAGTGGAGTTATTGAAGTTGAAGCAATACCCGATTCTAACGATGTTATTGCTTTAAAAGATTTGTATTTACAATTAGATGTTTCAAACAGCACAGTTAATGCTTTACCTGACGTTGTTTCCTCTGGTGAGAACACTTCTGCAACTGCATACGTCACAACATCCAGTTACGCTAGCGAATCAATCTATACAAGATAAATGACAGATATTAAAAGAGTAAAAATCTCTCATGTGATACAATCACAGATTCCTGAGTTTCTGACTAACGAATCACCTCTTTTTGTCAGCTTCTTAAATCAGTATTATCAATCACAAGAACATCAGTCAGGTGTAGCTGATCTAGCAAATAACTTGGCTAAGTATAGACAGATAGGGGCTTTCAATGCAGAGTCACTAGTGGTTTCAACTGAGTTGACAGATAACGTTTTTGCTGGTGATCCTACCATAAGAGTGACTTCTACTACTGGGTGGCCTCAAAGTTATGGATTGTTGAAAATAGATAATGAAATTATTACATATACCAATAAAACTCCCACTTCATTTATTGGTTGTTCTAGAGGATTTAGTGGAATAGATCAAATATCAAAAGAGGACGCAGCTGAGTTTCTAAACTTTTCAGAAACTAATGCTGAAGTCCATCTTATTGGTGCGACAGTTCAAAATTTAAGTAATCTTTTTCTACAGACATTTTTTACTAAATTTAAAACAGAATTTTTACCTGGCTTTGAAAATAGAAGTTTTATAGAAGGAACTTCGGTTACTAATATCCTTACAAGGGCAAAAGACTTCTACATGTCTAAGGGAACTGACTCTTCATATCAGATTCTCTTTAAACTTTTGTATGGTGAGGACATTGAACTTTTAAAACCAATCGAAAGTACAATAGTTCCGTCTGATAACGTATATTTTAAAACTAAGCATGTTCTTGTTGAAAATTTGTTCGGTGGTCAACCATTAGAAACTGTAGGTAACTTTTTATATCAAGATATTGCTGGAATTGGAACTGCGAGTGCTTCAATTTACAATGTAGAGTATAGACCGATCAATCAAGTTGATTTTTATGAAATATCGTTAGACTCAACATCATTTGACGGTTCTTTTGAAGTGCCTGGTAAAACTAAGGCTTTAGAACTGACTGCAGCAGAAGCTCCGACACTAGTTGTTGATTCTACAGTTGGTTTTGGTCAAAGTGGAACTCTATTAGTTAAACCTAGAGAAGGTGCAAACTATCTTACTCTAAGATACACTGACAAAACCATAAATCAATTTTTGGGTGTTACTGGTATTACAACTTCTTTGGTTTTTGGTGCTGATATACTTGAAAACAAGTTGGCATACGCTTATGCTGGTTTTGGTCAAACATCACTTTTACAATTTAGACTTGTAAACGTAATTGATGAGGTAGATACTTCTGACTCCACAAATATGCAAGTTGGGGACAGTCTTAAACTTCTTTCATTCGGTAAAGACTATGGAGATGATCCAAAATTCAATAATTGGATATACAACATTCCATCTAGTCATAATGTATCTAAAATTAGTCAGGTAAACGTAAATACTTTCAGAATTACTATATTTGATTCATGTGTTTTCTATATTGACGAAGTTTTAATATTGAGAAATGATAATGGCGATAAAACACAGATAACTGTTAAACAAATTGAATATGATTCAACAAACGTAGAACAAATTTACTCAAATACTATTGTTGTCCAAGCTACTGGTTCTATTCCATCAAATGCTAGTGTTTTAACAAAGACTG